AACACCATGACAATCAAGCAGATGCGACTCATCCAGATAGGCAGGTAATAATGGCAACTAAAAAAGCAGCGGGCCCCAAGAAGCCGAAGAACAACGTGACCGCAACCCTCGGCCGTCCTGGGACCGTAGTCCTGAGCCGATGGCCTACGGAGGCAGAAAAGACTGAGGAATTCAGGGCCGCCGTAGATGCCGCTCGACGAGGTGAACAGACCGCATGAAGACCGTCAGCACTATCGGCCAGAAAATAAGAGTCACTGTTACGAAGACAAGGCCCGCCAACACCACGGCCTATGGGGCCGAGGATGTGGTATCGGAGAGCGCTGGGTCTGGGACGGCTTGGAACTTTGACGCCGTAGTCCATACCCCTGGTTCAGGCGGCACCATTGTCGGGGCCGTCCTGGTAGATGATGACACGGGCCGCACCCAGGCAATGACGCTATACCTGTTTGATATTACACCGACGGGCAACCTGAACGACAACGCAGCGAACACGAACCCTGTCGCAGATGACACCGACAATTACCTCGGCCGTATAGAGTTCCCAGCCCTGAGCGATAACGGCGGGCTGAGTGATACAAGGGCCAGCCATGGAATAGCCAACGGCCTGCCGCTGCCAATCAAGACGGTGGCAGGTGATGACGCCATCTATGGAGTCCTGGTAACTGAGGGCACCTATACGCCGACGAGTGGCGAAATATACCTGGTCAGCCTAATCGTTGACCAGGACTGATTAAGGGGATAATTGGGCGTGGGTTTTTTTATTCTAACTCCCAGCCCCAGTGTCCTGATTGGGGTGGTGCCTCGCCCCCACGGATGGGGGCACCTCCTACCGCGTCGGGGACAGGCCCACCCCATAACTGGGAGGACTCGGCTTAATGGCTAACATCCTATTTTCGAAAGTGGACGAGCTGGTAAAACCGCTCTCCACCATCGACTGGACTCGGCTGACGTTTAGCCGCAGCCTGAAACTGGCCAAGGTGTCGGATTCTGGCGGCGGGGACCATGTTGTATTTATCATGGAGGATTTAGGGATAGCGTATACATTAAACGGGCTTGATGAGATTAAACGGTTCCGAGACGGCTTGGAGGGCATTATTACGATGCTCGACCACAGACAAATATAGTGAGGTGCAAGCATGAACAACAAGGGCGGAATCAAGGAAGAGAGCAAGGGCCTACTACCACTGGACGAGGTGATATGGAAAAGCCTCATAGTTTCGATGCGGGCGTATTTCAGGGGCGTTATCCTGGAGAAGGACGCCCATGCCTCAACCCTGCAATTACTCCAGAGGATTAAGCGAGGCGAGGTGGATATAGCCAACGTAATGGTAACGGACGATGGCTGGCAGGTGCTCGGAGAGCGGCCCAGGCCAACGGACAGCGCCGCCCCGTCCCGCCCTGCTGATACTAGCCAATTAAACGTCGGAGCCCCTCTCTCCGTCGAAGGAGCGTGTAGTGATGGCCACCAAGACGCTGCGACCATCCCAGGCGCCACCAGCTAGGGTCGTTGAGTGGGACTTCAGTTTTAACCGCGCCAGCGGCCAGTTCCGCTGGCGGCACCAGGGACTGGAGTTTCTCTGTAACCGAATCGCTGGGCGGGCATGGTGTCGCTCCGCTGACGGCGAAAGAGGTCATCTCTACCTGGTCTGTCAGATTGATTATATAGACGAAGAAGGGACTATCCAGGCATGGGAGCCGCAGGGGCCAGCCCTTGCCATGCTACAGCGGGAGCCCATCATCACTCAGCTGGGAAGCCAGGAAGATTCAACCTGGCGCAATTTCCCCCAGGGCAGGGAGAGCCATTGGCGGATGTGCTATTTTCGGCAGTTCCGAGCCTGGAGGCTAAGGGACGAAAAGACGAGCGAATTATTTATTACCAACGGATACCGAGGGATGTTGAACCTCAGCTGGATGGACGGCGGCACCCATGTCTTCCACGATGGCGAGGCCAGGGTGGATGAGCGGGGCGTTGTCCGATTCGGTGACCAATGAGCTGGCAACAGCTGGCAGCGATTCGTCAGGAGAACAGGGCGGAGCAATCCCTGGTCAGTGGGCAGCCGCCCGTCAGTTGCCCGATAGACGGCGAGCTCCTCGACATACGGGGCGACGGGGTGAGGAATTGCCCCATGGGTAATTACAGGTGGCCTAACTAGGAGGCGACTCAGACAAATCAATAGGGCCTTTGGCCCTCCAGAATGCACGGAGGAAGTCTTTGGCAAATTGGTACACAACACGAGAGCGGATTAAATACGCTGGCGGCATCCATGCTACGGCAGGGGCCAGTCTGCACCCGCAGATTGACCGTATAATCGAGGCGAAGTCTCGCCAGATAGACAACTGGACACGGACCTGGTTCCTCCCCAAAACGGAAACCCGCCTCCTTGAATGGCCGAAGAGGCTGCCATCTATACGGGGCGGCTCTGCTATTACGCTCTGGCTCCCTCAGTATCTACTAGCAACCACCACCCTCAAGTCCGAGGCCCAGAATAGTTCGCCGACCACAATCAGCTCCAGCGATTATTTCGAGGAACCCAACGGCGACCCGCCATATGACCGCATCGAGATTGACCGCTCCTCCACGGCGAGCTTCAGCGCTGGCGATACTCCTCAACGGAGCATCAGCGTCCTGGGCCGCTGGGGATACTCCGAGGAAACCATAAGCGCTGGGACTGTTGCCAGCGGGCTATCCTCCGACGCTGCGGCCTCGACCATGGTCTGCTCTGATGCCTCGCTCATAGATGTAGGGAATAGCCTGCTAATCGAAAGCGAGATGATATTTGTTAAGGAGCGGTCCTTCGCCGCCCTGGGCAGCGTCCTTGTTAATATGGGCGGCAATATCGCCGCTACTCAGTCGGTGGTAACTATCACCCTGGACGGCTCCCACGGTGTCGTAGCAGGTGAGATAATCCGCCTGGACTCAGAGCGGATGCTGGTGGTGTCGGTGGCAACCAATGACCTGACCGTCATCCGAGCGTTTGACGGGTCTGTACTGGCCAGCCATACCGACGACACGGCGGTTCATATATCCCGAACTCTAAACATCGAGCGGGGCGTTAATGGCACCACGGCCGCCACCCATGCTAACGCAACCGCCATCTCAAAATATCAACCCGAATACAGCATCCAGGATTTATGCCAGGCCGAAGTACTTTCAGGGCTGCACCAGGAGCGGGCTGGATACGGTCGCACCATTGGCGGTGCAGATAACCCGCAAGACCTGACGGGGAAGGGGCTGGCCGAACTCCGCATGGACACCCTGGGATATTACCGCCGACGGCTCACGGGTGCGATATGACCCTCCAAATACAGGCTGAAGCAACGGGCCCTATTTTCGAGTCCAAGGTGGGCCATACTATGAGGAGGGCGGTGGAGGATGCTGTCACGGAACTGGTAGAACGCGGTGAGCAATTACTCCACCAGAAATTGAGACGGGGCCCAGCGGGCGTTTTCTTATCAACCGCAGAGGCCGCACCTGGCCAGGCGTCCACGGGTAATTACCTCCGCAATATCGAGGGCATTACCGACAACCTGTCGGGGCTGATACATGACAACGAGGTCGTGTATGGCCCCTGGCTTGAGGGAACGGGTAGCCGAAACGCTCCGAGGACTAGCTTCAAGGGTTACGCCTCGTTCCGCAAGACGGCTGACCAACTTGAGAAGGAAGCCAGCAACATCCTTCAACGGCACGTTAAACGGCTGAAGGCCAAAATAGACTGATGGCATTTAATGTGAAGGGAACACTAGAGGCGGTATTGTCGCACGTTAACAGTTCGGCCCATGTAGACATGGCGCAGATTGGCGACTACTCCCAGCCGCCACTAACCGAGAGCATAGCCGCCAGTATCCAGATGACCTCCATGGCCACCAACCTAATCTTCGGGGACGGCGGCACCAGGGAGACGCATACAATCCAGCTGCGGCTACTCAAGCCCTGGCTGAATCAACCTAGCATCGAAACCGAGCAGTCCCTGGCAATCGCTGCCGCGGACATCCTGAGCAACCTGGAGGGCGACGCCGATGCCGAGGGGACGGTGATGTCCCTGGATGTTGCGGGGATGGAGGGTGCCTCGGTGACGATTCGCTGGGGGCATATTGTAATCAATCAGACAGCTTACAGGGTGGCCGAGATGGCGCTGCCGTTTATCGTGGACGACTCGGCAACCGTTACGGCATAGGAGGAGATATGGCAACACAATATAAAGTCCTTAATCCCAGGGGGCTCCCCAAGGGGACGATTATCATCAGCAACAGGAGCGGCGAGCTATCATGGACTGAGGGCCAGACGTTTGAGAAGCCGCCCGAGATGGCCGACTCGTCGGTAGCGGGTATGGTTGCAGATGGGTTACTGGAGGCTATAGATGCCTAAAGGCTCAGGGTTAAGTCAAGAGTTATTTATCGGCGGCAATGACACCACTGGGGATGTCGGGACCATTAACAACTCGGCCAGCCCCAGGACTACGGTTCCAGTCACTGGTATCAATTCTACCTCGGTTGAACGGGTTATGACCCGTGCTGATGGGCTCCTGGAATTCGGCCATTATTTCAACGATGCCAGCGAACAAATCCATGCGGCGCTGAAGGGATTGCCCAGAACCGACGTCCTCCTGATGTGGCTGATGGGCAATAGCCGAGGAGACCCCGTGCAGATGTGGAGCGCCAAACAGGTCAACTACGACTGGACTAAGGGAGCGGATGGTTCCATGACGGGAGTTACCAGGGTCGAGACTAATTGTGTCCCTCCAGAGTGGGGCGAAATCCTGTCCTCGGTTCCAGCGGGCACCTGCGGGGCATTTGGCGCAGGCTCAGTGAGCGCCACCGTGGACAGTGGAGCGGCGACATCAGCTGGGGCTATGGCCCAGCTCCAACTCCATAACATTACGAGCGGGGCTAACTCAGCAATATTCGTCCAGGACTCGGCGGATGGCTGTAGCTTTGCGACAATTCTGACGTTTTCAGTTGTCAGCACTGGGGCGGAGCCAGCGGCCGAGCGGGTGACCAAGAGCGGCACCGTCAGGCGCTACCTGCGAGTCCTCCAGAATACGGGCGTCAATGTCTCCCTGAGCGTAGGGCTACGGAGAGGAACGGCCCAGGATGACACGGCCTACTAATGGCTAACATCATCTTACCCAGGCCCGTCATCCGAACCAGCGCTGGGGCTACTCATGACCAGTGGCAGATTGCCACGCCGAAGGAAACGCATATGCGCCCAGCGGGTTGCGAGGAGGCCATGTGCCGCTTCTGGGCTGAGGGGTGGGATATGACTATAGACGGCAACGACCCAGAACTCGGTTCCAGGCAGGTCGGGTATATCCGTTACATGAGCGGCCGACGGTTCACCGAGGAGCAGAGGCCAGACGGGTTTATTACGTTTCGTTTTGAAGGCGGCCAGCAATGCTTCAGGGAGCACTGGAAAAAATTGGAGCGGGGCCCGTGGTTGTTCAGGGTACAGGGCAGCCCGTTGGCTCCTCACTATATCCACCAGGGCCGCAGCGTGGTTAACCAGGGTTTCGCCCAGGTCGCCGAGCGCAATGCCCAGGACTGGGAGGATTGGCGTGACCAGATGAACGAGGCGACATTCAGACATCAACGAGAACGGGGACTAACAAACTAACCAGGAGGCAACATCATGGCGAAAGAAGCACCCGTCATAGCGTTAATCGTAGACGATTCGGCAGGCGCCGCAAGGACAATTTCTAATTGCTACACCAACGGCACCATAGCAACGCCGAGGAACACCATGGACATAACAGGAGCCGACAAGACTTCCATGGAA